GGAAAGTGGTGGAGGCTCGAAGAAGCAGAGATAAGGATTTGGAATTGACGAAATTGATAAATGAAGTTAATGATCCGAAAAATTTCCCTGGTAGAGATGTTCCTCTTCCTAGTCCAACCCCAAGTTCTAACTTAGATGATAGTGTAGATGAATCAAAAGAGAACATCGAAAACGAAATATTGAAAGTGCAAGAGGAAATGGAAAGAAAGGAGCAGGAGCAACTTGAGTCCGCAATACAACGGAAGAATCAGGCTGCTATTGACAAGAAACATAAAATCTCAAAGGAGGCTAGCCGATATGAAAAGAATATGCCAAAAGAGTTACTACAAATGAATGTGGAGAACGGGAAGGCAAAAGTCGAGCCAGCCGAGGAAAGGGAATATCGATCTTGGCAATTGAAATTGAGACCCAAGGAAATGGGACCGATGAGAAACCCTCCTTACAATAAATCTGGCACTATGTGCAAGTTCGGAAAGAAATGCAAAGACATGTGGAAATGTGATTTCCTACACCAGAAGAAAGACTGGGAAGGGAAAACACTAAAGGATTTTTAATAATGGCAGATCACGTCCAGTGTGAATCTGCCATTGTTGAATCTGGAGAAAAGGAGAGTCAACCGCGATACAGTGCAGTTGTAGTTGATATACCAGACTGGCTAGTTAAATGTCCAGAAAAGTTATCCCATGTGCCGCGAGACAAAAAAGAGCTCGTGGTGGATGAGGAGATCGAATTTGATCCAAGTAATCCTAAGGGTTATGTAGACCCTCCCATGAGTGCCGATGCTGAGAAGGAATCATTTAACTTCCAGCAGAAAAATTTTAATAGAACAGCCCCTCCAAGTAAAAACCAAAGGAAAAAGATCTTGGATAAGGCTGAAGAAATGTTCGCTAAGGCAAGATTTTCTATACCGGAAGACTTTCTAAGCGACGCTCATTTGCTGAGGACTTTGGAATTTGTGCGTGATAAGAAAGGAAGTAAAAGTCCTGGAGCACGATTCCAGCGAATGGGTTGTAATAACAATAAGGCAGTGTTTGATAAGTTTAGTATGAATATACTTATGCACATGTTGAAATTGAGAATTAAGAAATACATTTCTGATCCCAGAAATGCATCTGATGTGGTGAAGGTATTTATAAAGAATGAGCCACACAGTCAAAAGAAAGCTGAGCAGCACCGCTGGAGATTAATCTGGGGTGTTGATCTATTAGATAATGTGATTAGCAGATTGTTATACACGGAAATGCTGAACGCGGAAATAGAAAACCATATGGAAATTCCATCCAAGATTGGAATGGGATTTGTTAATGGCAACACACAGAAATTGTTTGATAGATACGATTCAAACTATCCGTTTGGGGAGAAAACATGGAGAAGTTTTGACCGAAGCGGATATGATTTCAGTGTACCGTATTGGTTGCAATGGCTTAATCATGATTTAATTGTCAGATTATGCCTCAACCCTAATGAATTGTGGAGGACATTGCATGCTGCAAGATTTGAAGCAGCAATGTTTGGCAGATTGTGTTTCTCTGATGGAGAAATATATGAGAAAATTAAACCAGGAATGCAATTGTCTGGTGATTTCTTAACTGCCTCCAATAATAGTAAAGGAGTTACCATGGTACGCATCTTCTATGATATCGAGCATGGTTATGATACACAACTCACCGACATTATGACAATGGGTGATGATAGTGTAGAGAAAAACATTGCTGATGATGAAGAATACATAAAATGGAACAAAGAAAGATGCG